ATTACTAATGTAATAACGGGTTTTTTTGTTTCTTAATTTTGGTTTATTTAAAGAAGGTAAATATAAAATGACAGATATTATAAACTTATATGTAGAGAGTGATAGAAACATAATTGGGGACGATACTACCCCATCTCTTACACTAGAAAATACCTCCAGCGGTAACATTATTAAACTTCAAAATGCTGGTGGAACAGGAGTTCAGTTAAGCCAAATTTCCTGTCCTACTACTGCGCAGATGGTTAGAGGCGCAGCGGGAGGTTTAGATGTTTATGTTGGGACTACGGGGGCCATCCTAAACAGCACTGCTGGAATTGGTTTAAGTATAATTTCAACTCCTACGACAGCTATAAATGTGTCAAGTGTTGGGACAGCGGGTCTTTTTAAGAGCACCGCTTCCGCGGCAGTTGTTCTTGATCTTTCAAGAACGATAGTCGGTTCGGCTACAGTTGCATTGTTCAAGGTATTAACTTCCACACCTTCGGGAGCATTACTTGAGTTCGGAGTTGTAGATAAAGCAGTTATTTCTACAGCTTCGGCTGGAGCTACTTTGGCTTACGGTGTTAGAGTGAAAGTTGGAGATACTTATGGATGGTTACCAATCTATAGTACGATTGCTTAATGGCTTGGGGCTGGAAGGTTTTTGCCCCAAAGCCCCCTCCATTTCTAAGGAGATTAAATGGCAGATATAACAGAAATACAAAAAAGAATAGCGAGTGTAATCAAACAAGAGGCGGAAGCACCTACTGCTGGAAGCGATGAGTGGAACCAGTGGCTTTCCTATATTAATATGGCACAGCACGAGTGGCAGGAAAGTTATCAATGGCCGACATTGTATAAAGAGTTAAACACATTAACGAGCACATCTACTGGTAATGTAACATTAAGTTTGCCTTCGGACTTTAGAAAAATTGATGGGTTTTTGACTATTTGTGATGAAACTAACTCGGCTCACGAGTATCCACAGGTAGATGCGGTAGCAAGAACGCAAAAAGGTGTAACGGATAAATACTTTTACACTTTGGGGTATCCGGGCAATTACAGTATGGTTATCAATCCTGGGACACACGGTTCGGGAGCGTCTATCCAATATAGTTACTGGGCATCCGCAGGTACTTTGGCAAGTCCAGCAGATGTAAGTATGTGTCCCGATGCAAGTTTCTTAACGCAGAGAACAATAGCGGGTATTTGGGAAGCAATGGATGATAACAGATTTCCACAGGCCAAGGCAGAGGCGGACAGGATACTTTCTAGGATGCTGGAATTTGAACAAGTTAGAGGACATTCCTACGATGACCGTATTAAAACCAAAGAAGAGGTTTATCACGGGTTTCGTATTGGAAGGAACTAATGCCCGTACAACCTAGAATAGCGCCGACATATAAAGCAGGGAAAGACTCGCGGATAGTTTGGGACACTTTTAGAGGAGGTTTAAATGTACTTTTGAGAGAAACAGAGCTTAAAAGTAAAGAATTGGCACAGGCGGACAATATAATGCTTGTTGGTTCTGGAGTTCCTACAAGAAGGTGGGGAAGCGCTAATTATTTTCTCGCTGGTGCCACAGGAGCAGTAAGAGGTTTGCGGGGGTTCTATACTACAGCGGGTACTAACGAACTTTTAGCACTCACTGATAGTGGAATGCTAACTAAGAAGAGCGGCGCCAGTTACAGTATTATTGGAGGTGCTAGCTGGGCATCTGGTTACGATGCGGCAATGACGCAACTTAACGATAATATGTATATTGTCAATGGAGTTGATACTTTTAAAAAGTATGATGGAACTACGATTAGCTCTTTTGCGACTTTAAGTGTACCTAGTGCGCTTACAGCAACTAATTTATCTGGTATTTCTGGCACTTTTACATACTCTTGGCGGGTATCTGCTGAAAACAATGTGGGGGAGACTCTGGCTAGTACGGGGGTATTGTTGGGAAACTTGCCTCAAAACTTGACACAGACTGCTGTGCAAATAGGTTGGGTTACATCCAGTCCAGCGTCTGGGGTACGGGGTTATGTTGTCTATGGGCGTGAGCAAGGAAACGAAACTTTCTTAAGTCGTGTAAATTCGTCCTCTTTGAAGTTTATTGATGATGGCACTAATGAGTCTTCAGTGCTAAGTGAACCGCCAACAGCAGATAGTACGGGGGGTCCAATAGCAAAGTATATGATAAAGCATGATAACAGATTAATTCTTGGCGGTATGGCGGACAAACCCTCAAGAGTTATGTTCTCTGGAAAACTACAAAATAGTGAGAAATTTCATTGGTCTCAAGGAGGTGGGTACATAGATATTGATATAGACAGTGGGGATAATATCACAGGATTGGGTGTATTCCAGAATAAGATAATTGTTTACAAAGAAAAGAGTGTTTGGGAGTTAACATTGGGAACAGTAACTATAGGAAACTGGACTCTTACCAATCCTACAGTGCGAGCAATTACCAACTCGCATGGAGCTATATCATCTAAGACGATAATAGCAGTGGAAAACGATGTGTTTTTCTTGACAAGGAATGGCGTTTATGTGCTTGGGTATGAACCTAATATACTAAATGTTTTGAGAACAAACGAGGTATCAGCTAGAGTTAGGCCGTTGTTTGACAATATATCGTATGCGGATTTACAAAATGCCAGCGCCGAATACATAGACAAAAGGTATATTTTATCCTTTCCAACTGTAAAGAAAACATTTGTTTATGACAGAGAGCGGCTAGCTTGGACTGGGCCATGGGTAACTCCATTTGGAATAAGACAATGGCATACTTATTACGATAGCAATGGGGTACAAAAATGGGTAGTTGGGGATGATAGTGATAGTTATGTATCGGATTTCAATTCTGGTTATTCGTCTGATAAGGGAACAGCATTTACTACAATTTTGAGAACAAAAAAAGAGGATTTTGGCGACTGGAGTGTTTTTAAAACTATTAAAGAATTATTTATGAATTTAAGGAATGTGCAGGGTGGTGTGGATGTAAACATACGAGCAGAGGAACGAGACGGAGATGTAGTATCGGTTGCAAACTTTGCAGTAACTTCAACCAGTACAGATGCTGGCTGGGGTGCGGATATGTGGGGGGATACTCAATGGGGAGATTCTGAACAACACGGATCGGCAACGGATATAAACGATTTAGTTAGAAGAGTAATTTTAAATAAAACCGCAAGAAGCATACAGGTTGATATAAGGACTGATGCGGCGGGAGATAATTATGAGTTACTAGGTGTTAGGGTACGAGCCAGACCACAGGGAACTGGAAGTACTCCTAGCAATTGGACTATTTAAGGAGGTGTAACTATGGGAACATTTTGGAAAGCTCCTTCAATAAACTATAAAAGCACAACATTGAATGGGGGTATAAATGATAGCGCAACAACAATAACAGTCAACTCTGCAACTAACTTGCAAGCTCCTGGAGTAATAGTTATTAACAGAGAAGATGGAAATGGAACAGCAACTCCCACATTAAGAGAGGTTGTATCCTATACGGGCATTTCGGGCAATGATTTAACGGGGTGTACGAGAAATGTAGATAGCAGTACAGCTAAAAGCCACGGCGATGGTTCTTTAGTTGAAACAATGTTTACCGTGGGAATGTGGAATGACTTGAGGGATGCGGTAACGACAGCATTAACGACAGATGGTACGGCAGTACATTTAAGCAACGCCACAATTTCAGCAGTAACACAAACCGCGAGATTGGCAGTTAGTTCCATTGCCTCAATTTCTACTTTGTATGTCCCGACTAACTTAAATGCTAGCGGGGCTTCTGTAGTAGGGTTTAGCACAGTGGGTGGTTTTAATGCTTTATTCCAAGTACCGGGGGGTTTGGCTTCTCAGGCCAATGTAGCCGGTTTGATACCAATTCCCACTGCTTTAACGGCACAATTTATGGCGGCGTATGTACAAACACCGGCCTCTATAGCGTCTGTATCGGCATTCATCCTTAGACAGGGTGGTACAGTAGTTGGAATGCTTGGAATAGAGGGTGGGGGTACTTATGGTTCTTCGGCCTCTTTGGCGGTTACATCTTTGGTGGCTGGGGATAATTTGACGTTAGATATAAGAAGCACAGCAAGTCTTGCACAGAACTTGAGTGT